GGCATTATCTGAACATAAAACACTATCAATAAGTTGGAGTCATTACCTTCAATATCAATCTGTTGAAGGTGTATTATTACATCAGTAGCATATTCCAGACCGCCTTCCTGGACGATCTGATCCATAACATCCTCACGCACTTTATATCTTGTGCATTTCATTTCAAGTGCCGTGAGTACAGCCATTACTGGTGATGGTAACTGTGTTGTTTTCAGGCCGTCGATCTGACTGATCGCCTGGGCGACGGTGTTTTGCCATTCTAAAGAACAGGCGCTGAAGTCAAATGTGGCTGTTTTATTATCCCGTTGCGACACACTACAGGCTAAGCGACGTAATTGGGTCAATTTGTCTGCTTGCTGAACAGGAACTCCGGGAAAGCGGCGATGACTTAACGTGGTGTGTACAACTTCGGGCGGAAAAACGACAGCAATATCTTTCGCCAGCCACGGTAAAACAGCATCTGTATTTTTGTCAGGCGCACGGGTTTCTGCTACGAAAGAGGGTTGTTCCTGAATAATGGTGGATAAGTCCGCTACCTTGAGAGAGCCCGTTACCGTTTGGGAAGGTTGCAAAGAATTATCCTTCGCTTGCTCCACATACCCCTTCTTCACCTTCTCCGCAATCAGCTTAAGCTCCGCTTTTGCCGCTGCCGCAGCATCTGAAAAACTTTTTATCTGGCTTTGCCCTTTGGTGCCAACTTTTCCCCAACTGATATGCAACTCGTTTCCCTGTTGCTCAACTGCCCAGAATTTATGTGATTTTTCGTCCTGATAGATAAAGTGTCTCATTCTGCATCCCTGTAATTTTATCCAGTTGAATGCAGATGCTACCAGTATTTATGCGGGTTAGAGAGAGACAAAATCGCAAGAAAACAACTTTAGGAATTTATAAAGAAAAGGCGCTGTCGATGCAGCGCCTTGAAGGGGGATTATTTCACCTGATGGCCTGGTTTAGCACCAGCATCCGGGCTTAACAGGAAGATATCTTTCCCGCCAGGACCAGCAGCCATTACCATGCCTTCGGAGATACCAAAGCGCATTTTACGCGGTGCCAGGTTGGCCACCATAATGGTGTGACGCCCGATCAGTGCCTGCGGATCCGGGTAGGCAGAACGAATACCGGAGAAGACATTGCGTTTTTCACCGCCGAGATCCAGTGTCAGGCGCAGCAGTTTGTCAGAACCTTCAACAAACTCTGCGTTTTCGATCAGCGCCACGCGCAGGTCAACTTTTGCGAAGTCGTCAAAGGTGATGGTTTCCTGAATCGGATCATCTGCCAGTGGGCCAGTAACTGGCGCGGCAGCTGCTTTCACTTCTTCTTTAGACGCTTCCACCAGTGCTTCAACCTGCTTCATATCGATGCGGTTATACAGCGCTTTGAACGGATTCACTTTGTGGCCCAGCAGCGGTTGCTGGATACCATCCCAGGTCAGTTCTGTATTGAGGAATGCTTCTGCGCGCTCGGTCAGTTTCGGCAGTACCGGCTTCAGGTAAGTCATCAGCACGCGGAACAGGTTTATGCCCATTGAGCAAATTGCCTGCAGGTCGGCATCGCGGCCTTCCTGTTTTGCCACCACCCACGGAGCCTGCTCGTCGACATAGCGGTTAGCCAGATCAGCCAGCGCCATGATTTCGCGCACTGCTTTACCAAATTCGCGGCTTTCCCACGCTTCACCAATCACTTCAGCGGCATCAGTGAAGGTTTTGTACAACTGCGGGTCAGCCAGTTCGCTTGCCAGCACGCCGTCAAAACGCTTGTTGATAAAGCCCGCATTACGAGAGGCCAGGTTAACCACTTTGTTCACGATATCGGCATTCACACGCTGAACGAAATCCTCCAGGTTGAGATCGATATCATCAATGCGCGAAGAGAGTTTCGCAGTGTAGTAGTAACGCAGGCTGTCAGCGTCAAAATGATTCAGCCAGGTGCTGGCTTTAATAAAGGTGCCGCGAGACTTGGACATCTTCGCGCCGTTCACCGTCACATAGCCGTGAACAAACAGGTTGGTCGGCTTGCGGAAGTTGCTGCCTTCCAGCATGGCAGGCCAGAACAGGCTGTGGAAGTAAACAATATCTTTACCGATGAAGTGGTACAGCTCGGCGGTGGAGTCTTTCTTCCAGTATTCATCGAAGCTGGTGGTATCGCCGCGCTTGTCGCACAGATTCTTGAAGGAACCCATGTAGCCAATCGGCGCGTCCAGCCAGACGTAGAAATATTTGCCCGGCGCGTTCGGAATTTCAAAACCGAAGTAAGGCGCATCGCGGGAGATATCCCACTGTTGCAGGCCGGATTCAAACCATTCCTGCATTTTGTTCGCCACCTGCTCCTGCAACGCGCCGCTGCGGGTCCATGCCTGCAACATTTCGCTGAAAGAGGGTAGATCAAAGAAGAAGTGTTCAGAATCACGCATTACCGGGGTAGCGCCAGAAACCACCGATTTCGGCTCGATCAATTCAGTCGGGCTATATGTTGCGCCGCAGACTTCACAGTTATCGCCGTATTGATCTGGCGCTTTACATTTCGGGCAGGTGCCTTTTACAAAACGGTCCGGCAGGAACATGCCTTTTTCCGGATCGTACAACTGAGAGATAGTGCGGTTTTTAATAAAACCGTTCTCTTTCAGGCGAGTATAGATAAGCTCAGACAGCTGGCGGTTCTCTTCGCTGTGCGTCGAGTGATAGTTGTCATAGCTGATGTTAAAGCCTGCGAAATCAGTCTGATGTTCCTGACTCATTTCGCCAATCATCTGCTCCGGTGTGATACCAAGCTGCTGTGCTTTCAGCATGATCGGCGTACCGTGTGCATCGTCGGCACAGATGAAATTAACCTCGTGGCCGCGCATTCGCTGGTAACGAACCCAGACATCAGCCTGGATGTGCTCCAGCATATGGCCGAGGTGGATTGAGCCGTTAGCGTACGGCAGCGCGCACGTCACCAGAATTTTCTTCGCGACTTGGGTCATAGTAGGCATTACTTCTTTGTAGTGAAAAGGGGCTTGATAGTAACAAAATGGCCTTATGTCTGCCATGTGATAACAGCATTTCTCATAAATGATTAAATGCCGTAGCTGGAGTACACTACAAGGCGACAATTGCGCAAATTAAAATAAAGGAGACGGGATGAGCGAGTCCAAATCGCCGGATGCCCTGAGAGCAATGGTAGCCGGTACGCTGGCTAATTTTCAGCACCCAACCCTGAAACACAACCTGACTACGCTTAAAGCGTTACACCATGTTGCGTTGATGGATGACACACTGCATGTCGAACTAATCATGCCTTTCGTGTGGAATAAGCCTTTTGAAGACCTGAAAGAGCAATGTAGTGGTGATCTGCTCCGTATCACTGGCGCAAAGGCTATTGACTGGAAGCTGTCGTACAACATTGCCACGCTTAAGCGCGTCAAAAACCAACCAGGCATTAATGGCGTTAAGAACATTATCGCCGTCAGCTCAGGCAAGGGCGGCGTGGGTAAATCCTCCACGGCGGTAAACCTGGCACTGGCGTTGGCTGCTGAAGGTGCGAAAGTTGGTATTTTGGATGCCGATATCTATGGTCCATCAATTCCAACCATGCTGGGCGCGGAAAACCAACGTCCAACCTCACCTGACGGTACTCACATGGCACCTATCATGTCTCATGGCCTGGCAACCAACTCTATTGGTTATCTGGTCACCGACGACAATGCAATGGTGTGGCGTGGACCGATGGCCAGCAAGGCGCTGATGCAGATGTTGCAGGAAACTCTATGGCCTGATCTGGACTATCTCGTTCTCGATATGCCGCCGGGCACTGGTGATATTCAGTTGACGCTGGCGCAGAACATTCCTGTAACTGGTGCGGTTGTGGTAACTACGCCGCAAGACATCGCGCTGATCGATGCGAAGAAAGGCATTGTGATGTTCGAAAAAGTCGAAGTGCCGGTACTGGGTATCGTCGAAAACATGAGTGTGCATATTTGCAGTAACTGCGGTCATCACGAGCCAATTTTTGGCACCGGTGGCGCACAGAAACTGGCCGAGAAATACAACACGCAGTTGTTAGGCCAAATGCCACTTCATATCTCTCTTCGTGAAGATCTGGATAACGGAACACCAACCGTTATTAGTCGTCCAGATAGTGAATTTACGGCTATTTATCGTGACCTCGCAGATCGCGTTGCTGCCCAAATGTATTGGCAAGGTGAAGTAATACCTGGCGAAATCGCATTCCGCGCAGTGTGATAAAAAGGTGGTGCATTGCACCACCTAAACAGTTCTCCTACATCACAGGACAATCATCAAACTCGCCACTTCTTGCGTCGTTGATAATGTGAGTGATCACACCAAACACGGCATTGCTGCCCGTGCATCCATCGTCATCCTTTGGCAATGCTTCCTTCTTACCGGTTCTTAAATCCTCCAGATGCTGACGTGGGTACTTCCGGTATCTTTTTACGCGATATTCCCCATCCAGAGCGCATACAAGCAGAGAACCATCAACCGGGGTAAGTGAGGAATCGACCACCAGCAATGCACCCTGTAATATTCCCTCACGATGATGACTATCAGCTGCCCTCATGAAGTAGGTCGCTGAAGGATGTCTAATTATCTGCTGATCAAGAGAAATACGGCTCTCAGCATAATCCGCCGCAGGAGAAGGGAAGCCCATAATACTCGCCTCTTAATACTGTATACACATACAGTATATATTGAAGCTATATATTTTTGAACTCTATCTCTTAAAAAAGATGTTAATAAGATGCTAACTATTGAAAGGCATAAATATATACAATTCAAACAAACGTTATTTTTAACAAATTTTTTCTTCCCATTGACTTTTTCGAACGCCTTGTCCGGTCTAAAGTGCGCAGAAGTCACTTTTTCCTTCCTGAGTTATCCACAGGCTTATGCACTTGCATGAAAAATCTATTCACACTATCTTAATTCGCAAGACACTGATGTTGCAGTATTGAGGGTATGTTGGGTTAAAAATAGACATTAAAAAGCNACTAGGCTGGGCTTTTTAAAAGGAAACAGAGTTTGCGGCTCTGTTCCTGAGCCATAAGTATCTGGCGACTGAATTAAGATTAACCGAATGTACTGGATTCATCAAGAAAGGTTGAGTGGTCATACCAGGTAATAATGACCATTTACTAAACATCGTTGTTCTCAAAGAAGATTTAAGTCCAGGTTTTTGGTGACTCTAAAACCTTACCTTAACTCGAAATCGTGCCGTAAGTATCTGGCGACTACAGATATTGCAACTGCAAAGGCAAGCCCAAAGGTATTTGCAGCTAGGCGCGATAAAACTAAGTGAGGCCTGTTATGGTTAACTTACTGTTCAAAATCGTGCCGCCGATGTTCGCGATTATCAAAGCGATCATTGAGTACGTAAACCAGCGTCCATAACGCTAGTTGCTACAGGCCCCATCAAGAGCATGGGGCCTCTTTATCGTACTATTGCTTATTTTTTACGGACTGAGTTGTTCACTGCTCTGGCAATCTTCTCCCGCAATTGCTGCGTTCCGTGGTACTGAACCGCAATATCCCTCAACTCATTCACCAGTTCTCGAATCTGGTGATCTTTAAGCTCATTATTTGAGTGATGGGTAACAACTCTGGTTAATTCACCCTTGTCTTTTGCTCTTACGTATGCAGCTCTTGTGCATTCGACCCATGTATTACCGCCTACATTAACTTCGTAGATTAGGCTGGACTTATCTGTCAATTCGGAACAAATACGGACCGTGGTCTGGCAACTAGAGCATTCGCAGTTATCGCGGAAACCGTGGTCTACTGGCTTCGGTTTCACATCATCAACTTTTTCTACCCTATTGGAATTTAAATACTTCGAAGCCTTGCTATGCCAATCGCTGGTTTTAGGATCTTGTCCATCCATCAAACGCCAGGCTTCAGCGATTAACTCATAACTAGTGACTGTAGCTTCCTGCGCATCACCAATAAGTCGTGTAATCTCTCTTTCAAGCCGACCGCCTAGCTCTGTTTTAGTGCAATGTTCTGACCAATCGCCAGCCTCAAGCAGCGCGAGAATGCTTAAAATATCGTCCAATAGAACGGTAGTATTATCGACTTCCTTCTGAAACTCACCGGCTACTGATTTATGCATCATTCGTCATCCTCATCCGAGTCATCCTCATCACAGGATGAGAGTAGTGGGTTAGTCATTCGCCCTACTTGAGTGGCGTAGCCACGCCGACAGAGATTGCGCAGCACACTGTATATTTCGAACATCTCGGTTCGTTCATCGCCAACATCAAGCTCAGATGCTATAGCGTGGCATTCAGTCGCGAGAGCCGATATTTTCTGAAATAACTCTGCATTATTCACTGTTCGACTCCTGCGGCGTTCTGGTAGTGACATCCAGTGTGTGACATTGCTAATCAGACCATATTCATTAGTTTGAGGATGGTTGCCGTTAGCGTCTCCGTATTTAAGACTCTCCATAAAGCCATAATGCCTATCACCATTAACGCTCACAAAGCCGTAATAAGCAGGTATAACGCCGATCTCACACGTAACCAGTAAAGGAAAACTAGTTCTCCAATTTAGCTCGCCAATTACAGGCATTCGCTCACTACAGCTTATCCAGCTATCCTTAATGCCACTATCTTGACTCTGAAGCATGGCGGCGCGGCAGGCGTTCCATGCTCTCCAGTTGCGTGACTCAATCCCAGCTGGATAAGGGTCAGAGCTTCCTACGATGCACTTTTCATCCTCAACCATCCACCGTTCAAAATCCGCTCGGAACTTATCGTTGTCAACCACCGCTGGCTGCGGTAACTTTGGTTCCATCAGTGACTCCAGTTCAGCAATGCGCTTCTCTGCGGCTTCCAGCTCAACGCGCAGCTTCCCAACCGTTAGCGCAATATCCTCGTTCTCCTGGTCACGGCGTTTGATGTATTGCTGGTTCCTTTCCCGTTCATCCAGTAATACCAGCACAGTAGCCGGGTTGGCTGCGGCGATGAATTCAGCATTGGCCTGCTGCTCCATTTGGAAATCTTCATCGAAACCGCTTTCAGGATGCGCTCCTTCAATTCTGCAAATGGGAATATATCCAGCAGCCTCGCGATGAATTAGTGCATCATCACCATCAAATCTGCCATCTCCATATTCTAGCGCCCACTCGCCACACGTTGCTTTCTCTGCCTTTTCACGCAGTGCCTGATAGTCAATCTTGCTCACTGGTTGCCTCCTTTGCGAAGCTGTTCAGCAATACTTACGCATATCTCTGCGCCTCTAATCAGCCCCGGAACGTTCTTGTTTGGCCCAACTTCACCATCAACAAAATCAATCATCGCGTTACGAGCCATATCCACGCCCTGCGCACGTACTTCAGCCAGAAAAGCATCGGTGGCTGGAGTTTCTATGCACTGCATTTCATGCAATGTCTGCATGTCCATAAAATCCCCGTCAGGCTCTGTGATAGTGGCGTTATATGCCGAGTAAATTTTTGACGCTTCATGTGCCAGTTCCGCAGCCTTAGATCGCAATGCCACATTCTCAGCCGCTAATGCGTCTCTCTGCGCCCGCAACTTCTCAATTTCGGCAGCCATGTAGTAACCAACCATAGCGAAGACGGCAAAAGAGTTGTCTGCCTCATCAGGCGACACTGAGGCCATTAGCAGGCCATCGTAAAAATCGTGACTCCCATTGGTGATCGCCACCGCATAGGAGTCGTGGTTCTCGCGCTTGTGAATGAGAACTACGGGATTTTCGATTTTGTTACTCATGTGTTTTTCTCTTCTTTGCTGTTACATAAGCACTACCAAGTGCTGGTTATTTTCACAAATAAGAAAAGGTAGAAAACAATTTATTTAAGGCCACAACTTATGGCCTTTATTTATTCATGCCGAAGGATTTGTAGCGTCTAATTGCCGGATAAAATGGGGTGAGGTGCTTGCCAGTAGGCTCCACCGGTCCATGTGAACCCCATGCGAATAAGAGTGTTTATTGCGGCTTTGGTAGACTCCGATTCGACACTGGCTTTTCGAAACTCTTGAACCTCTTTCGCCAACCTGTATGTAATTGTGCAGGGGACGATTGCAGCCCAGCCTTTCTCATGACTGTTAATGACCATCTGGATGTGACCATCCAGAATAGGTTGATTAGGCATGTTATTGAAAATGTCTGCCTGTTTTTGAATGTGAAGAAAAAGCCTTGCCAGCTCCATTTGCTCACTACGAGACAAGGGATTATCAAGAGGGCTTTTTGCAAAAGCGGCTACACGCTGTGCGTCAATGCCAAACATCAGCGCACCTCACCATCTTTATGGCTGGAGTTAACTTCCGTCATTAAATGTCTGACGTAATCGACAAGAGAGCCGCCTGGTGGAATCTGGCATTCCTCAACTAACTGGAAGTAGATATCCGCTGCATTACGTGTATTGCTACCCGCGCATATTCTTTCTTCCCGAAGTGCATGAAGCTCGTTGATCAAACGGTCACACTCTCCGTTACGCTGATCCACAACGGCCTCAAGCTCTGCGACGCGTTCACCTGGCGTCTTACCTTCTTTGCGTTGGATGGTAACGACGAAATCGCCAATTGCAGGGACGTTGTAATCCAGCTCAAGGTAGTTTTTGGCACCGCTGCGGACGAACTCACCCGCGAACATGGTGGCGAACATCGCAGAGGCCACTTCGCCGTTGAAAAGTGACTCCAGATCTAACGGAGTCCCGGCAGCAAGAGCCTCTTTTGCTGTATCCATTGCATCCATGAACCGATCAAACTCACTAGCGCGCTTTTCCAGGTCTTTCCATTGCTCGCTCCAACGTTTGGCAACGAAGTCTATGAATGTTTTCGCGGATTCATCAAAATTCCCCTCAAACTTAACGATGCCTTTATCAATAATGATCTGGCCTACCGCATCCTCTGCATAACCTTTCAATGTAAACTTGAAAGGAAAATCAGAATGGCCTGTGACGTTAAAATGCTCTAACTGGAGGTTGTTCATGTGCTTTTCTCTTATCGTTTAGTTACTACATTCTTACACATATTAAGTAAGTGTTTACCTATCATTTAACGCGTTTGAAAACGTATACGCTGACTGTGATCCCGGTATCTTCAAACTCGTTGGTAAACGACTTCCCTCTGGCATAAACGTAATTATCCATCGTCATCCAGTCCAGTATTGGCGCAGTGCCCGGCAATACTGCTACAAGACGCCCGCCGACTTTCAGATGCCCCAGCGCAGCAAGCGTGTGTTCTCTATGACGACCAAGCGAGTACGGCGGGTTCATAACGATTTTGTCGAACTGATAACCTGCGTTGTCCTCAGACCACTTTATGAAGTCGCAGCAAATCGTGTTCGTATACCCTTTTCCACGCAGGATATCAGCGAAAAGAGGTGCGATTTCTATGCAAGTAACATCTTCCAGATCGGCATTAATATAGGCCAGAAGATCCCCACGTCCGGCTTGAGGCTCCAACAGCTTCTCACCAGGCTTCAATTCAGTGGCTCTGGCAACGTACTCAGCAATCAAGCGTGGGGTAGGGTAGAACTGGTGTGATTTTGTATCCGGTATTAAACCGGTAGCCACAATCGTATTTAGCGTATGGCCGATGTCATACGGGAACTGCCAGTGCTTTTTCTCCTGCACGCCGCCAATGAAGCTCAGTGTGCGCTCAAGCTCTTCCACCTGCGACTTCTGGAGAGCTGAATCAGAGAAGTACCATACGCCTTTGTCTTTGCTTAATCGCCCGTCACGAAGCGCAGTGCGAACCGGCACGGAGATCGTCTTCTGGATTAACCCGAACTGCTTTGGTGCCCGTGTTTTTGGCGCGGTGCGACATGGCGCGGGGATTGCAGCAGGCATACTGTAAGCCAGCACCTCATTCAACTTCCAGGCCACGTCAGGATGTATTTCAAAGTGAACGTTGCCGTTCTTGAACATCTTCACGCGCATTAGATTTCCATCGACGTTCATCCAGTCACCGGTCTGGCAGTCGTTTGCCCGATACGCAGCTGATAGCACCTCAGCAGTGCGGTTGATGGTAATAAATTCTTTGTGCGCGAAGAAATGAAGCAAGACACGCAGATCGTCGATATAGTCCTCTTTGCGATAGTTCACACTAACGCTGTCCCGCCAGAAATCAGAAATGCAGTCAGCGATTATCAGACGTTCGCTGAAACCGTTTGTCTTATTTGTCTTGTGCGCAGGACTCAGCGCCTTAAACAAGCCATACACGCGCTCAGAGAGATATTTGTGCCTGTCATTCAGCAAATTAAGCATCGTGGGTATGACCGTTTCTGCTTTGAACTCCGGTACACCAACGAACTCTTTAACCTTCATCTGGTAGCCGGTTCTGTCAGTTTTGATGACTTCCTGTTTGCCCTCTATAAACTGCTCGCGCCACTCATCTCGACGGGAAGCTGGCATGATCAGCAAAACGTTAGTCATGTCCGTGACCTTCCTCCAGTACTCGGCCCAAATATTCTGTTTCACCCATTCCAGATCGACTTTATCCAACCAACCTCGATTTAAACGCGAGCGATCTTCATCTGGTCGATGGTTTAGTCTCAGCAGGCGATTAATCATGTTGTGGCGTTCGTCGCCATAAACGAAGTCGTGAACCTGATACATGAAGGCGATCTCTTTCTCGCACTCGGCCACAATTTCGTGGATGACGTTCATTTCCTGCCGATAGTCGATAGCAGTGTTTGAGTTGGCATCGTCGATGATGGAAAGGGCTGTATTCATAATTGCACCATTAAGAAGTGATTTGTTTAATGGTGCAATTATTTCAAAAATGAAAAGGTACTAAATAGAAATAAACAGGCAATCCTTCAAATAAAGGCATTGGCTAATCATACTTGGAGGTATTTATCACCAGAATTTTGTTTGTATAAATCTTCTTAATATCCCATGTGACATTACCGGAATACCATTGACCGTTATATACTTGGTTTCCAGTTGCACCTGTCATTGTTACATAGACAGGTCTGTCGTAATCGGTTCGTCTATAGTTATATACCCCAACCATAGCAGGCATTACCGCACATGGATACCCCATATCTATTGTAAATTGAGGGTCAGAAATAGTGATAAGTTTCGCATCAAGGGGCATCATCTCACCGTGATACACCATTGCGCCTGCGCTGTTATACATGGCAATGCCATAGCCAGAATGTGGTAACACCATATCAGAAAAAGCATAAACTGTTATTGTTCCGGGGCTACCATTTACCTGATGCAATCTGAGAGCATTGTATCCGTTACTATGCTCATGAATAAACATCATGTTCGCCTTATTACTGCTTTTTATGAAGAAAAAGCATGATTTGTTTGATGGGATTGATGTTTGAAAAACAGAACCTTTAGATGTAGACATTGTCCCTTTATTAATCAGATTTTGCGGAGTAAATTCTGGACTCATCCACAAACTTCCATCTGATTGAGTAATTGACATCCCGAACATAATTATCCCCAGTATGTGTATATGTAAGAACCAAGCCCCGTATATAAATTTGACCAACTAACCGTATTTCCATTAATAGTAACTGTTGGAACAGGTAAATTAATGTAGTTGTCGTTGTTAAGAGGCATCAATGACCACACGGCATGTAGCGATTTACCCGGTGGCGGATTGGAGTACGTCTTAGAGCCTGATGACGCAGTAAATCGATCAAGAAAAAAAATAGGAGTAAGGAAGCCAGTAACGTTAATTCCTTTATTGTTGTAAATCCCTGTACCGTATGCCATTTTTCATCCTTGTTTTTTATCAACACAATATGGCCGATCATGCGGCCATATCAGATCAATTAGAGCTTTGAAAGGCTTTGTGTGGCTGTGTTGCGAGGTTATGTCGATGGCTTAACTCACGCATCATGTCTTCAAGCCGACTCTTTGTGTCGTCGAGTTGGTCGGCCATTGCTCCCAAAAGCTGACGAACGGCCATCGGATCATCGCTGTTTAGTGATGGCATTTTATAACCCGCCTGAGAAGACATAAGATTGAACGCAGACATCAACATCGTTAGAGAGGATTTAAGCCCAGCAATTTCACGATCTTTGCTGGCAATAATCGCCTCACTCTTGTTAGTGTCATCAGTTCGTTGAGTCTCGCTCACCATATCCAAAGTCGCCTGCAACTTATCAGCGCGCTCTTTTTCAGCAAGATAATGAACACCGAAATGATGTGCTAAAGCTACAACCTGAGTTGGCTCTTCAAAGGTGGACTCAAAATTAAGTGCTGTAACCACTCTCTCAAATATGGAAACGTCTTCTATTCCTCGAAGAATGGCTAACATTTTGACCAGTTCATTAGCATCCATTTCTTCGAATAAGGCGTTTTGTTCATCAGCTATCGCTTTGCATTTCTTGCACATGTGTTTTTCCTAATGCTTAAACAAGTTGTTTTCTTATTGGCTTTATTGTGATGTGGCATAAAAGGGGAGCAAGCTAAACGTAAAGGTGCAAACTCTCTATTTCGGTCAACGAAACACAAGGGCCATTTGGCCCTTGTCATTAACACGTTGCTTTACGGACTAGCGGATAAGCGAAGTAGATCGCCAGGCCAATGAGGACGCCATCAGAAATGACAGACATCATCTTTCCCGTAAAATCCACCAACACCGCCATCACCAGAAGAGCAATGACGGCCGCAAGCCGGAATCTCTCAAGCATTAGAGATAAGCATCCAGTGACAACTGAAGCGCCTGGGCGATCTTTTTCAGTGCCTGCTCTTCTTGTTCACCAATGCCATCCTGATCGGCAATATCAAGGCACAGACACAGAACATCGACCGCCTCTGGAGTACCCGCAATATCAGACAGCTCACGAATAGCCTGTGCATTAGCAGAACGAGGGGACGCTTCGTAACGAGCACGGATATTGGCGCTCATTTGGGCAATTTCACCAGCAAACGGAGAAAACGCAGGCAGAGCTGCAATTGTCTTCTCAAGAATGGCAATTTCTTTTGCGTCACATGTGCCGTCGGCATAGGGGATCATGTACGCGCCCCACACGGTGGCCTCAACCGCATCACGGTTCTCCATTTTTTTGACTTCGATAACAGCTTTACGAGTTTTCTTTTTGAAGAAACCTAACATGTGTTTTCCTTTTATTATTTGTCAAAACAAGTTGTTTTCTAATTACATAAATTGCTTACGCAGAGATGGTCAATGCATATGCACTAACAGCCGTCAGAAATAACCAAGTACCGAACCAACTGGAAAAACAAAAATCCCAACAACACGAGCCAAGGTCATACCAGCCTGAAACTGGAGATCGCCAGAGCAAACAAGTTTTATAATGTTCGATACCCAACCGGCGGCCATGAGGGCCAGAATTGCCAGCCAAATTTTTCCAAAGTGATTTGAAAACCAGTTCATACAACCGCCTTAGTCACAACATGATCCTGAGTAACTGGATGAACTTGAGGTATCGCATCCACCGTCATCCCATCCAGAGTGACAGGACGCTCTACTGGAGTGGTGGTAATTGTCGTCGACGGAGGTGTGGTGATGGATGAATCCGGCATCAAAAGGCTCTGGCCGGCTGGAACGGCTACCGTCGCCAGTGAAACTATAATGAGAACGTAGGCCATTGGTTTCAGCCTCTTTCTTTGAAAATTTTCCATTCGAACTGTCCTTGTTGTTTTTCTCCTTCACTAAAGGCCGTGCATTTTTCGCTTGGTGTGAAGAACCAGAGGTAACAATCGCCCCCACGTTCGCAACAACTGACGCTTGCTTATCTAAACGTTCATTCAGCAACCGAACGGTAGTCTCCAGTTCATCAAGACGTGACAGAACACGACCGCTAAATAATTCGGCCAAAATTTGACGTAGTGAACGAGGACGTTTAGTTGCAGAAGTGAAATAGGTTTGACGTGCCATGTGGACTCCATCCAGTGTCAGAAAGAGTTGCGGCTGGCGATNNGCCTTTCTCGTTCCATCCTGGAACTGTGTCTTACCGACACATTGTCATCCTGACGCCGATAAGATACATGATTTAATATGATAGGTAAACACTTACTTACCACTTGTTGTAAATAAAACCAATGTCTTTCTTGTGAGGCGTATCGGCTGCGGAAAAAGCTGCGATCTTCGCGAGTCGATCACATATTTCATTTTCACGATGCCCTGCGTGACCTTTAACCCACTTCCAGCGAACATTATGTCGACTTGCGGCCTCATCCAGACGTTTCCACAGATCAACATTCCTTACCGGTTTTTTATCAGAAGTCATCCATCCATTACGTTTCCACCATTTCATCCACTGTGTCATGCCGTTTTTCAGATACTGGCTATCAGAGTACAAAATAACGTTGCATGGATATTTCAAACGCTCCAGCCCGATAAGTGCGCCCATCATCTCCATGCGGTTATTGGTGGTGCTATGAAAACCATCTGAGAACTCGCGTTCCTCACCACGATACTGGAGAACGATACCGTAACCGCCCGGGCCACCCGGATTTTTAAGGCAAGAGCCATCACTAAAGATTTTCACGGTTTTGAGCTGGGGATTGAACTCTACGACAGGCGTTGTGGGATTGGTGCGGGGAGAATTTTTGTTTTTGTCATTTTTGCGAGTTTTTGCTTGCGATCGGGCTGGTGTCTTCGTCGTCAT